GTCCTGCATTATGGGTTACAGGTGAAGGACCTCCAGATTTTAAGCCGTCACAATGGGCGCATTCTGCTGAAGGTCATGAAAGTTATTTAGATCCATCAATTACATTTAACAATTTATATGAGAAATAGATGGCAACTTCAAACAGTACAAATTTTGAGCCAAACGTAACAGAGTTTATTGAAGAAGCTTACGAGCGCTGTGGTCTTGAATTAAGAACAGGATATGATTTAAAAACCGCAATAAGAAGTGTTAATTTAATGCTTGCAGAATGGGCTAACAGAGGTTTAAATCAATGGACAATAGAACAAGATACCCAAACGGTTACTCAGGGAACAGCTAACTATACTTTAAATTCTAATGTAATAGATATTTTAGATGTTGTAGTTAGGAGAACGGTTAATAATGTTCAAACTGATATTTCTATTAGTAGAATTGGAAGATCTGAATATTTAAATATACCCAACAAAGAAACTCAAGCTAGACCGTCTCAATACTTTTTAGACAAAACAATTTCTCCTGTTTTAAAAGTGTGGCCAACCCCAGAAAATTCTACCGATATTTTAGTATTTAACAAAATTATTAGAATGGATGATGCTGACGCTGCAACAAATACTATGGATATGCCTTTTAGGTTTTACCCTTGTTTTGTCGCAGGTTTATCTTATTATCTATCTTTAAAAAAAGCACCACAATTAACACCTCAGTTAAAAGCTTTGTATGAAGAAGAATTTAGAAGAGCTGCCGATCAAGATGAAGATAGGGCTTCTTTTAAAATACGACCAAGTATTAGGATGAATTAAAATGGCTTACGCACTTGGCAAATTTGCAATAGCGCTATGCGATAGATGTTCTTTTGAGTATAAACTTAGTGAATTAAAGGAAGAATGGACAGGCTTTAAAGTTTGCCCTGAGTGTTATGAGCCAAAACATCCTCAATTAGAACCAGAGCCTCATGTTTCAGATCCTGAAGCTTTGTATAAACCAAGACCAAATAATGACGCGGAAGCTGGAGAAGGTTTTGTGGTAGTTACCAGTTCTAGTATTTATCAAGATGATTTTATGAATCCTTCAACGCTACCAACAAACTTTGTAATTTCTAAAATGACATCATCATTAGGAAGCGTTACAATTATCACATCATGACATTAGCTGAATTAAAAACTCTAATACAAAACTATGTACAAAATAGTGAGACTACTTTTGTTGCAACCTTAGATGATTTTATAGTAAATACTGAAGAAAGAATTTTTGAGTTAGTTCAATTTGATTTTTTTAGAAAAAATGTAACTGGGCATTTAACTACTGGCAATACATATCTTACAGCTCCTTCAGATTTTCAATTAAGTTTTTCTTTAGCTGTAATTGACGGTAATGGAGACTATCATTATTTAGATAAAAAACATACAAGTTTTATGCGGGAATATACTCCAGATCCAACGGCTACTTCAGAAAGAGGAAGGCCTTTGTACTATGCAGACTTTGATAAAGAACTTTCTACAGGTTCAGATAATGGATCTACTCTTATTGTTTCTCCTGTTCCAGATCAAGATTACAATGTCGAGCTTCATTATCTGTATGATCCTAGCAGTTTAACAAGTCAAACATCTGGTACGTGGATTTCTCAAAATGCAAGAAACGCTTTGTTATATGGATGTTTAGTTGAAGCCTACACTTTTATGAAGGGTGATGCTGATATGATGAGTCTTTATGAAAAAAGATTTAATTTAGAAATTTTAAGATTGAAGAACCAAGCAGAGGCTAGAGGAAGAAGAGACGAATATCGTTACGATTCTTTGCGAACTTCTGTTTCGTAAAAAAAGGAGAGAAAATGAAAAAAATTAAAAGCCTTAAAGGTAAAACTGTAGCTATTGTGGGTATGGGAAAAAGTTGGTTTGATTACAACTTGGCAAAATCTCATGGTACTCATTTTGATGAAGTGTGGGCTATTAACGCAGTAGCGTCTGTAATTTATCATGATAGAGTATTTATGATGGATCCAGCATCTAGATTCTTAGATACTGATGATGCAGGCGGTCAAACCGATAGTATGTCTAAACTACTAACAGAACATGAAGGCCCTATTTATACTTGTGAATTAGATGAGCGTTGTCCAGGTCTTAAAAGCTATCCAATTAAAGAAATTGTAGAACAAACAAGTTGTTTTTACTTAAATAATACGGTTGCCTATGCAATAGCCTTTGCTTATTGGAATGAAGTAGCTAACTTAAAGTTATTTGGTATAGATTTTTCTTACAAAGGTAATTTGCATTTTGCAGAAGCAGGAAGAGCTTGTTGCGAATTTTGGTTATCAAAGTGTGTATCTCAAGGCATACAAGTAGAAGTAGCTGCTAGTAGCGGTTTATTAGATACAGATGTACCCGCAGAGCAAAAACTATACGGTTATCATAGGCTTGCAGATCCTCTGGTTGTTTTGCAAAACGAAGATTCTGTACAAGTAAAAAAATTAAGTGATTTAGATATAAAAAAAGTGCATCAAGAGCCTGTCTTAATTGATAAACATGACAGCCACCTTAAAAAAAATAAAGTAGGAGAACCTAACAAATGGTAATGAGTTATAAAGCTGGACCCGAGCTGGGAATTATAGAAGTTCATACAACAAACGAAGGCGGCCATCCGCCTGAGTTTTGGGCAAAACTTTGTATTGATAGAATCATTCAAACAAGCGAAGATGCTCCTGAACAAATACAAGAGCAAGTTAAAACTTACAAAGACAACATTACAAAAGTTATTGAACAATATATGCAAAATGCTATAAAATCTGATAGGATTACAATTAATAATAAATTAGATAAAGAAGGTTTAACTCAAGCTTCTGATTTAATTAGGAAACTATAATTATGGCAATTACATCAACACTTACAACAAGTTTTAAAGTAGAGCTTTTAAAAGGCAATCACGATTTCGATAATGGAGCTGATGCTTTTAAACTGGCTTTGTATACTTCATCAGCAACTTTAGGAGCTACAACAACTTCTTTTACTACTACAGGTCAAGCAACTGGAACTAACTATTCTTCAGGTGGAGCTGCTTTAACAAACGTAACTCCAACAAGTTCTGGTACTACTGCGTTTTGTGACTTTAATGATTTAACCTTTGGTACAGCTACTATTACTGCTAGAGGTTGTATGATTTATAACTCAAGCGATTCAAACAAATCTGTCGCTACTATTGATTTTGGTGGTGATAAAACATCTACTGCTGGGGATTTTACTATTGTATTTCCAGCTGCTGCTTCTTCTACTGCTATTATCAGAATAGCTTAAGGCTGTCTTAAGATGGCAGTAGGTTGGGGTCGCTCTACGTGGGGAGATGGTCCCTGGGGCGAGCCTGCTGTAACTCTTGTAAATGTAACTGGTCTAGCAGCAACATCTGCTTTAGGTACTGTTACAACTGACGCAGAAGCAAATGTAGCTGTTACAGGGCAAAGCGCTACTGGAGCTGTAAGCGGAGTTGGGGTAAACGGACAAGCGGTTGCAACACTTCCATCTATTGTTTCTTCTGTTGGAACGCCAACAGTCATTGCTGACGCAGAAGCAAATGTTTTTCCAACAGGCCAAGCGGGAACTTCTGCTCTTGGAACAATTGCAGTTGATGCTGAGGCAAATGTAACTCTTACAGGCATTCAGCTTACTTCGGCTCTTGGAACTGTAACCCAAATAGGTAAAGCAAATATAACTCCTAGCAGTCAAGTTGGAACTTCTGCTTTAGGCACATTAACTGTTGATGCTGAGGCTAACGTCACTCCAGCCAGTCAAGTAGCAACATCTGCTTTAGGAACAGTTACCACAGAATCACAAGCTGTTGTATCATTAAATGGCCTGGTTAGTACCCTTGGAAATGTTTCTGTTAGTATTGAGGGTGATGCAAATGTTATTATTACAACAGGAGTTGCTGGAACATCTGCGCTAGGATCTATTTCTCTTGTAACCAACAATAACATTTCTGTAGTAGGGTATAGCGTAACAGGGTCTGTTGGAACTGTTACCTTTAATGCAAAAGCAAACGTATTTCCAAATGGAGTTAGTGCAACAGGAGAAGTTGGTAAACTTTTAATATGGTCGCGTATTGATGAAAACCAAACTCCAAACTATACTACTATAACTGATACGCAATCATCTTCTTTTTCAGAAATAGATGAAACTCAAATACCAACTTGGGAAGAAGTAGCGTAGAATAACAAACAGAGGCAATATATGGCAACTTATGTAAATGATTTAAGACTCAAGGAAATCGCCACAGGTGATGAGTCAGGAACTTGGGGTACTTCTACCAATACCAATTTAGAATTAATAGCAGAAGCGTTTAGTTATGGTACCGAAGCCATTACCACTAACGCTGATACTCATACAACCACCATAGCAGACGGAGCAACCGATCCTGGCAGAGCCTTATACCTAAAATATACAGGTACTTTAGATTCAGCTTGTACTATTACGATTGGTCCTAATACTGTTTCTAAAGTATGGATCGTTGAAAACGGCACTAGTGGATCGCAAGATATTATTCTTTCTCAAGGCTCTGGTGCAAACATCACCATTCCTGCTGGAGATACTAAGGTTGTTTATTCAGACGGAGCAGGGAGCGGAGCAGCTTTTGTTGACGCTTTTGCTAGTTTAAATGTTGGTGCTTTGACTGCTACTACAGTCAATAACATAGCAAGTAAAGCCTTCGGCACGTCCTCCATAATGATTGGAGACACAACCACAGGCACGATTAGTGCAGCTGACTATAATACTGGTGTAGGTGTAAATGTTTTTGAAGATTTAACAAGTGGCGATAATAACTCAGCTTTTGGTTTTAATGCTTTAACAAATATAACAACTGGTGGTAATAATACAGCGATTGGTAGAACAACTCTAGTATCTACAACCACTCAAAGTGATAACACAGCCGTTGGGTACGCTGCTTTAAATGTAAACGCAGCAGCTAACAACACAGCAGTTGGTTCTTCTGCCTTAGCAGCAAACACCTCAGGAACAAGAAATACAGCAGTTGGTTATGCTGCTCTAGATGCTGTTACAACAACAAATGACCATACAGCAGTTGGATATAATGCACTTACAGCCTGTACTTCTGGCGATGCTAATACAGCAGTTGGTACTTCATGTGCAGATGCAGTTACTTCAGGTGCTAACAACACCGCAATGGGTAATCTTGCACTATCAGCAGCTACCACTACTGACGAAAATACTGCTATTGGTTCAGGTGCTATGCGATACTCTACAGGAGCAGCCAACACCGCGATTGGAAAAAGTGCTTTAGGTGCATCAAGCAATTCTGGTAATAATAATACTATAGTAGGTGCTGGTGCAGGAATAAGTCTTACCTCAGCAAGTAATAATACTTGTATAGGAAAAGGAGCAGGTAACAACCAAATAACAGGCGGTCAAAATGTATTTGTAGGTGAAAACGCTAGAGGTAGTGCTGTAGATACAAATGCCTCTATTGCAATTGGCTATAATGTTGTTGGAGTCGGTAACTTCTATGTAACTTTAGGGTCAGGAGCAGGTTCAGACAGAATCTATAATCAATTTGATACTAACGCATCTTGGACTAGAGTATCTGATTTAAGATATAAAGAAGAAATAGCTAACAACACTGATTGTGGTTTATCTTTTATAAATGATTTAAGACCAGTTACTTATAAATTTAAACCAAAAGCAAATATTGATAATACATTACCAGATTACGATGCTTCTAAAACATCAAGAAACACAGAGAAAAAAATGTATGGTCTTATTGCTCAAGAAGTTAAACAGGCAATGGATGATAATAATATTACAGACTTTGCAGGTTGGGATGAAACAGCAGAGGGTATACAAGGTATTTCACAAGAAATGTTTATTCATCCTTTAATCAAAGCAGTTCAAGAGCTAACAGCATTAAATGATGCTTTAGAAGCACGAATAGCAGCTTTAGAAAGCTAACAACTAGGAGAATAAAAAATGACACAAACAGTAACAGAAGTATTAACAGCAGCAACCGATAGCGTAACGCTTATCAACGACATCAATGGTGGTTCACATGATGTGACAGACATAACCCAAGCAGAAATAAACGAGATGGTACAAAGAAATGTAGACCATCTTGAAATTATCTTGGCTTACACAGACCCAGATATAGTAGGAGACTCATCAGATAAGTCTAGCTATACAGATGCGATTGCAACTGGCAAAGCATATATTGCAGCTAATTAATTTAATCTTAAAGAGAAGAGAAGATAAATGACTGAAGAAGCACCAGTAATGCTTGACGGACAAGAGCTAGAAGTTAAAGACTTTAGCAATCAACAGAAATATCTGTATAATCAGATAGTTGATTTAAAAACTAAACAAGGTCGAATCAATTTTGAGCTTGACCAAGTAAACGCATCTTTAAGTGTGTTTGAAAATGCTTTTAAGGAGTCTTTTAAAGAAGAGCCTGAAGAAGTTGAAACCGAGGAAAAGTAAAATGAAAAATATATATTTAAT